CACTAAGCAAAGAGGTTGAAGGACTTCTTTCGTTAGTTGCTAAGTTGGAAAGCGAACTTTCTGAAATGAAGAAAGCAAACGAAACACTTTCAAGCGAAGTAACAAAACTAAGCGCGCAGCCTGCAGCGTCTTCAATCAAAGAAGTAAAACAGGCAAAACAAACACCTTCTAAGCCATACGCTAAAATGTCGGCAGAAGAACGTTTCTTATTTAACCTTAAAAAATAAAAAATAATACAATTTAAAAAATGGCTACTACCACTTCATTAACTACCACTTATGCTGGTAAAGAAGCTGCAGGATATATTCGCGCAGCGTTCTTAAGTAACGAGTCTTTAAACGCAGTTACTTTCAAAGAAAATATCGAGTACAAACAAGTTGTTCGCAAATTAGTTGACAACGTTACTTTCGCAAACGCGACTTGTGACTTCACACCAACAGGAACTGTAACACTTACGGAGCGTATCTTGACTTTAGAAAAATTCCAAGTTCATAGACAATTGTGTAAAAATACGTTTTTATCGGATTGGGAGAGCAAAGCAGAACAAGACGGTTTCTTGCACGCTTCATTAACTGACGCTTTAATTGCTAATGTAATGGCAGGTGTTGCAGCTAACAACGAGATTGTTATGTGGCAAGGTGTTAACGCAACTGCAGGTGAGTACGCAGGTTTCGAAACTTTGTTCTTGGCTGACGGAGATGTTCTTGATGTTGATGCTCCAGAAGCAATCACTTCTGCAAACGTAATCGACGAAATGAACAAACTTGTTTTAACACTTCCTGTGCGCGTTCGTCGTGCTACTGAGAAGCCTGTAATCGCGGTATCTTCAAACGTTGCTGAAGCGTTCAGAACTGCAATCTTAGGTCTTGGCGGTGGTTCTTACTTGTATCAAGGAGAAACTGTTAAGATGACTTGGCAGGGACAATACGACATCATCGAGTGTCCTGGTATGTCTGACGACACAATGGCTATGTTCCAAAAGTCAAACCTTTGGTTCGGAACTAACTTGAAAGACCAATGGAACAACGTTGCAGTTTTGGATATGTACCAATACGATCTTTCTGACAACGTACGTTTTGCTTGTTCATTCTTCGCAGGTGTACAATACGGCTTCGGAAACGAAATCGCGTTCTACCAATACACTGCCTAATTAATTAACCAACCCTTGCACGATAGAGGTGGTGGCGTAAAAACCACCCCTCTTTTGTGCTAATAAAAAACATACACATATGGCTTGTGAATTAAACATCGGATTTACTTTAGACTGTAAGACGGGGATTGGCGGCATTAAAAAAATCGTTTTGGTTGACAAAACAAACGTCACCTCATTTACCTTAGATGCAGACGAAATTGTAACTGCAATTAACGCAAACGATGCGCAAGAAATTTATACTTACGAATTGCCAACTCAAACAGGTTCATTCGAAGAGACAATAAATTTCAACCGTGACAACGGAACAATTTTCTACACGCAAACCGTGAACGTAATGTTGCACAAATTAAGCGCGGCAAAGCGTCTTGAATTGCAAAACGTTGCAACTGCTCGCGTAATTGTTTTCGTAAACGATAGCAATGACAATTGGTGGGCTGTTGGTTATGAGTACGGTGCTGATCTTTCAACTGCAACAGCAGCAACAGGAACAGCGTTGGGTGACGCAAACCAATACACTTTGGCTTTCACTCATGAAGCTGCAAAGCGCGCTTACAAATTAGTGAACGCTCCTACTGTAATCATTACAGACTAATTAAAAAAAAACTTTTACACATAGAGGGATTAAACGTCCCTCTGTGCTGTAATTTTAGCGTAAAGGAATAAGGGAATGGTTTACCTCAATACAAATACAGCTAATCAATACGCGTGGCTTTCACTCGATGAAGGTCGCCAGTATTTTAACGTTGCCTTTACGCATTACTTACTTGTTATGACTTACGAAATGACAGGTGAAAAACTCGAACAAGTAGTTGTCGTGATAAACGAAAACGAACGCGTGACTAAAATAAGACTTACGACAGTTGGTTTAATCGATGCAGGACGTTATCATTACGAAGTGTACGGTCAAAACAGCTCAACGAATACAGACCCTACCGACGCTTCCGTTGTTGGAAAGGTTGAGGAAGGATTAATGATTTTATCTAACGGAACAAATTACTTTGACGTTTCAACACCTACCATACCGGTAGATGTAATTTATACAGGCTATTAAAATGAGTAACATACAAGAAATTTTACTTTCAAGATACGAGCCTGTTGAGGCGATTGAAAAAGAAAACAGAAGCGGTTGGATTGACTACGGTTCTAATAATTTATATCCAAATTATTTGCTTAATCTCTTTCACAATTCACCAATTCACAACGCGTTGACGAACTCAATTGCGTATATGATTGAAGGAAAAGGAACGGGAACAATCCTTGACAACGCATTGCAAGGTATTTCATTCGACTTAAAACTTCAAGGCGCATTTGTTGCAGAAGTAATATGGTCAATGGACTTCACACGCGTTGTACAAATCAACCACTTACCTTTTGAAAATTGTCGTCTGGCTTACGATCGTGAAGAAGACGATATTACAGGAATTTTTTACTCGAAAGACTGGGCAAATACGCGAAGCAAAAGAGGAAAGCCAGAGTTCATTCCTGCGTTTAATCCTTCAATCGCGCAAGAACAACCACGTCAAGTTATTTACGCACACGGAATGAGCGCGGGTAGTGTTTATTATCCTAAACCCGACTACTTCGGAGCGTTGAATTACGTTGAGTTGAGCTATCAAATGGGACTTTATCACGTCAATAATATATTGAACGGATTATTCCCTTCATTCATTATTAACTTCTTAAACGGAATACCGCAGAAAGAAGAACGTGAAGCTATTCGTCGCGAATGGGAAACAAGATTAAGCGGTGCAAGTAACGCGGGTAAGTTCTTAATGACATTTAACGAAGACCCAACACGCGCTCCACAAATCGAAGCGTTTCCACTTAGTGACGCGGACAAGCAATATCAGTTTTTATCAGAAGAAACAGCGAAGCAAATCATGGTTGGACACCGTGTTGTTTCACCTCTTATTCACGGAATTAGAGACACAACAGGATTCGGTTCTAACAAAGACGAAATGTTGGTAGGTTTGGAGATATTCAACAGCCAAGTTATTCGTCCTTATCAAAGAATAATCGAAGAAGTATTTACACCGATTTTAGGAGACGTAAATATAGAGATGAACTCTATCTTCGAAGACGGAATTTCAATCGATTCTAACGCACCTACCGCAGTAATAGACGTACCTTCAACAGACGTAACAGAAACACCAACAGGAATAACCGAAAAAGTTAGTGATGTAACATACAACGGAGCGCAAATTGCTTCGGCTTTGGAGATTGTCGCAGCGGTTGGACTTGGAACGCTAACGCAAGAACAAGCGATTGTATTCTTGGTTCAATTCTTAGGTCTTGATGTTGATGTTGCGAAGTCAATGTTTCAAACAACAGGCGATGCGGTGGCTAAATTGTCAGCTCAAAAAAAAAAAGTAGTTGCGAAGAAAGCAAAGGATGCGGGTGTTAAGATAAGCAAAGAAGAAGGTGAAGCGTGGCTTGCACACTTACGCGAAAAGGCTGAGTACATCGACGAAGAAGAATGGCAGTTGCTATCTGACGAAGAAGTAACCAACCCAGAAGACGAAGAAAAGTTCCGCTCTGAATTTATGAGTGTTCGCGGTTACGCAAAACCTAACGAAAAGAGCGAAGAAAAGGACACGGGGTTGTATAAAGTTCGCTATTACTATTCAAGAAACTATACTTGGAAGGAAGGCGAAATGGTAACACGCGATTTTTGTCAAGAAATGGTAGCACTTTCTAAACTCGGAGCGTTGTTTAAGTACGAAGATATTATTGCTATGGGTGACGCAGGTGTAAACGGAGAGTTCGCACCAAGTGGTAGCTCAAATTATAGCATCTGGGAATGGAAAGGCGGTTCATATTGCAGACACGCTTTCTTTAGAAAGATATTTTTCCGCAAAAGAAAAGACGGAAAGTTTTTGCCTAACGATGGATTGAAAAACGATACTGTTGTTTCGGGTAAAATACCAAACGAACTATTTCCAAAAGGAGTAGAATCAATCAGACCAAACGACACACCAAACAGAGGTTCACTTAAATACTCATAAAAATGGCACTACAACCCGAAGTTCTACTCATAGACGAAAACTATATCAAAAAATATACTTGGATTAACGGCTCTGTTGATCCGTTGTTGATGTATCCTGCAATCTATTTGTCGCAAGACAAGTACGCTCAATTGTATTTGGGAACTGACTTGTATAATAAGATTAAAGAAGACGTTGTGAACGATGACATCGCAGGCGCATACGAAACGCTTCTTGATAATTACTTGCGTCGAATGGTTATGTGGTGGACGATGTACGAAGTGCTTCCGCATTTGTACGTTAAAACAGACAACGGAAGTTTAGTAATTAGAACAAGCGAAGACACTCAACCTATTTCACAAAGCGACTTACAAAACTACCGCGATCAAGCGCGTTCGCAGGCGATGTTTTACACTCAACGCATGGTTGATTATTTGTGTCACAACAGCTCTGACTTTCCAGAATACACGACGAACACAACAAATCAAATTTGGTCTCAAACAAATGTTTATCCTTCGAACGCTTTTGAAATTTCAATGGGTCGCGACGGACATCCTTATGAATACAGAAGGCCTGGACTTGGTTGGTTAAAATAAAAAATGAATGGCAAAAAAGGGACGGAAAAAAGACTTAACAATGCAGAAGATTTACGAAGAAAAATTTCGTAAGTATCTAGCGAAGAAAGAAAAACAAATAAAGAAACTGTCTAATGAAAGTTAACGCTGAAGGATACGCGCTAATTAAGCGTTTTGAAGGTTGTCGTTTGAAGGCTTACAAATGCCCTGCAAACGTGTGGACGATTGGTTATGGAAACACTTTCTACGAAGACGGAATGAAGGTCAAAGAAGGCGACGTGATAACTCAACAACGTGCTGAGGAATTAGCGAAGTTTATCATTGATCAATTCGCTGTAACCATTGCGCCATTCATCAAACAACCACTTAACGAAAACCAATTCAGCGCGTGTGTTTCGTTAGCGTACAACATCGGACAAGGTGGTTTCAAAAAGTCTTCTGTCTTCAAGAAATTAAACATCAATCCTAACGATCCAACGATTGCTGATTCTTTTCGTCTTTGGAATAAAGGTGGCGGAAAGGTTCTTGCAGGTTTGGTAAAAAGACGCGAAGCTGAAATTGCATTATACTTTAAGTCATGAACACAGAAACTGAAATTGCCTTGATACACGAACAATTGCAAGAAATGGACAAGAAGATTGACCGTATATACAACGTGTTAATCGGCGACGATCAAATGAAGATTGAAGGCCTTGTGAGTAAGGTTCAAAAGCACGACAAGTACATTCAAAATCAAAGGTTGCAGGTCGCTCGTTTGGGTGGTATTGCAACCGCTGCTGGTGTTGTTGGTGGTTTAATCGTTCAATTTATTCTCAAACTTATATGAAAGAATGGTTGAAATCTTTGTTAACATCGTGTTCAAAAGTATCAAGTAAGCGAGTAATTGCTATATTTGTTGTAATTAACTTAATCGTTTTGAGTTACGTTGCGACATTTACATACTACGTTTGCCCGATTGCGATGTTTGACACGCTCGCTCTTTTGACAGGTGGAATGTTTGGTGGTACTGTAATTGAAAAGTTCACTAAATCAAAAATAAATGAAGGGAGGAATCAAGAAAACACCTCGGATAATAGCTGAGGAAATCTGTTCTAAATTTAAAGAAACACCTTCGATGACATTAGCGAAAAAGTTGTTCGCTGAATATCCAGAGGTCTATAATTCACTCGACCACGCACGAACCACCATTCGAATGATAAGAGGTAAAATTGGAGCGCGACAAAAGAAATCTTTAAAAGACAAATCATTGCTTGAAGAAAATCCACGACCATTGAACCCATTCGCACTTCCGAAGTCGTACTCCAAGAAAAGAAGACACGTTGAATTGAAAGGAAACAAGTTTCTCATTCTTTCCGATATTCACTTGCCCTATCAAGACAACGAAGCGTTGGAGTGCGCTATTGAAGAAGGGTTGAAACAAGGATGTGACGCAATCATTTTAAATGGTGACGCGTTGGATTGTCATATGATTAGCGACTTCGTTAAAGATCCACGCAAGAGAAAATTCAAAGACGAACTATATTCAATCCGTCAATTCCTCGCGTCGCTTAGAAACACTTTCCCGAACGCGAATATCTATTACAAAGAAGGAAACCACGAAGAACGTTACTGGCGTTATATGCGAATTAAAGCACCCGAACTATTCGACATTGACGCTTTCGACTTTCCAACGCTAACCCATTGCGACAAGCACGACGTGAAATGGATTGACGGAAAGAGCAAGTTAAACATTGGTAAGTTGTCTATCTTTCACGGACACGAATTTGGAAAGCAATTCCTTCCGTCAGTCAATGTAGCGCGTGGTTTATTTATGAAGACGAAGGTCAGCGCGTTATGCGGACACCACCACCAAACAGCTGAACATAGCGAACGAGACGCAAATGGAAAATTTATTACTTGTTGGGGTGTCGCTTGTTTGAGTGAACTTTCGCCCGATTACAACCCCTATTCCCGCTATAATCACGGATTTGCCATTGTTGAGAAAGGAAACAACGGAGCGTTTAGCGTTAAAAATTACCGCATACACGAAGGAAAGATACTATGAGAAAGAATTTATTATTTGCAGTCTTGCTCGTTGTTGGAACGGCTATTATTTGGACGGTGATTTGTTGGAATTGGTGGGGACGCGATAAGGCAAAAGACGTTCACGTTGAAATTCAAAAGCAAGATAGCGTCATAAACTACAACGCTGGCGAATACGATCGTCTGCTACAAGAACAAATTGAACTATACAAACAACTCCGCACCTATGAAGACGCTCAATCTAAAGCCAAAACCACCTATCAAAGAAATCGTTCTGCTGTTATTATTCGAGATACTATTGTTCGCGTTGATGTTATCCGTTTGGTGAACTCTTGCGACAGCGTTATTGCTTCGGACTCTCTCGTTATTAACAACCTCAAAGAACAATTGAACGTTGAAGGTCTAAAAGTAGAAAACTTACAAGAAGTCGTTGAGGCTTATGAACAGAAGACCGATATTTTGACCGAAGAAATTAACACTCTAAACGTGGAAAACAAAAAGTTAGACAAACAAAAAAAGCGCAGAAACCACGCTTTAATCTTTACAACGTCTGTCGCTGCTCTTTCTACTTTTGTTCTTTCAGTTTTACTTTAGATTCGGGAATGTAGAACTTCAACGAAAACTGAATTGCTTCACTTAAAAAAGTGTTGCGACTATTTTCACCTCGTTTCTCGTCAATCTCGTTCCACAGGTCTTTGTGCAAATAAACACAAATTCCTTTTTTAGTTTTACTTTCTGGCATCTATTTCTGATTTTATTTTGTTAATCAATTCGTCGTATTGTTTCAAAGTCATAATGCGTTTACCTGTTGTTGGTATTCCCATTCGTGGGTTTTCGGGGTCTTTTCCCCAACCTCTAACGTATAAACAATCATTGTATTCATATAGATTTTCCATATCAATTTTCAAGGAAACCAAATGGTCATAAACAGCATCTTCAATTTGACGAAATCTGTCCATTTGATAAAATGCTTCTTTTAGTTTCACTTGGTCTTCTTCAGTTAGATAACGCATCCTCTTCAATTTTAAGTTTCTTCAAATAAAGCGCAAGGTCTAACGCTTCCTCGTATGCGTGTTGTAGCCATTCTGAACGCGTTAAATCAGTTCGGTCGAGTGTTGTTCCATAGGTGTCAATTCCCTTCGCTTCACGCGCTTCTAATTCAGCAATGACTTGCGTGAGTAAATTACTTTTCTTCATTTACTTTGTTGCTTTAATTCTTTTTTAATTTTTCTGATTTGAGCGTGATATTCTTTTGTAGTCATTATTCTATTATCACCTCGCAATAAAACACCTAACATTCTCTGGTTAAATAATGGGTCTTCAATCGCTGAAGGAATACCGCGAGTTCCTAAATAAATACCGTCTCGTTTTTGATAAAGATTTCTAAAATCAAGATTATTAAAATGGTTGTCAAAATAGTTATACATTTCGCTTTCTATCTTTTCAAAAAATTCTAATTTATCTAACGCTTCAACAAATTGCCCTTGTGCTTCGTGCATCTTTCCAACAAATCTTTTTCTTTGATCAAATACACCAACAAATTCATAACTGTCTAAGACGTATCTTTTATAATTTGTTTTTATGTAATCTTTTATAAATTCTTCTTCGGTATATTCTCTTTTAAGAATATAAGAACGATAATCCAGTTCTTTCTCTAAAGATAAAATTTCATAAACAAATTCTACTTCAACATCTTTGTTTGGAATTTTGTAGTTTTCATTTATTTCAATATAACGTTCAAGTATTTCTTTTTCCTCAACGTCTTTTGGTAATAGAAATTTAAGTTCTTTCATTTGATTTATGGTTTTAGGTTTAGTTAATTTTCTTCATTATTTTTACTCATCATTGAACCAATCATAAGCGCGAGATATATTTTCTCTTTCGCGTTTAAGTCTTTCCGTTGAGAAAGTTCCAAAAGAATATCTCCTAATATCTTTCCTTGTTGAAAGTAGTTCGCAAGCGAATTAACAATTTCGCGTTCGCGTTCGTAAGTCATTTTCAAAGACTCGTATAGTGGTGTGTTTTTCATCTCGTAAATGTATGCTAAATAATTCTAACCGACAACATATTGTCCATAAGTTGGATTGAGTTCGAAATACATTCGCATCATTATCGCGTCGGCAACGTCTGGACTTATTCCTTCGCGGTTTTTGATAACGTCTTTCGGTGTTACCTGCAACTTTCCATCCACGTCTGCGCGGTGTCGCTTAATCATCTCCAGTTCGCGAATGATTTGTTCTTTGCGTGTGTTAGATAAGATTGTGACCTTGTTTTCTTCGACGTATTGAGCCAATTTGTAGTAACATTCACTCTTTAAGTTTTGATATTGCGGGTGTTTTGGTTTAGATCCGTTCTGAAATCCTAAACACTTAAGAAAGTCGACCGTTCCCCCACCAACTCCATCTTCATCACAGATAACATTTTGTAAAAGAATTGAATGTTCTTTCATCACAACGCGTATCTTATTTACAACCTCGTCAATTCCTGCACGATTGAGTTCAATTATATCGATAATGGTAAGACCTTCCCAAACAATAATAATCGTTCTATCCTTCCCAAAACGCGCAATATCGGCTGTGATATATTTCTTTCCTTCATTGATTACTTCGTTGCGGAACATTCGAAGCAGGTTCTCCGTGTTGAATAGTTTGTCGCTGTCGTCGTCAAACTCCCAATTACCTTCTAAAAGTCTTTTTCGGTCATATTCTGGAAGTCTTCTAAGAGATTCGATGTATGCTGAAGGTAAGAACGGATTGTCTTGCGGTAACGCTTGAACAAGCGCTCGATGTAAAGGTAGTTCGTTACGGTTGTTCTTCATATAGAACTCATTATACAACCAACCCTTTGAAGGATTACACGAAAGAAAACCTTTCGGAATTAACCCCGCGCTTAATGAATTACAATTACTACATTTCCATTCAATAGGTTTACCGCTTTCATCTTGTTTTGTTACTTCACCTTTATTCAGTTCTGGTGCTGAACATTTATTGCAGAAATGAGTTAACTTATGGCGGCAACGAGAATGAACGATGTTCACGGCTTTCTCGGTAACTTCTGAAACTTCATCTATGAAATAGTCAAGTATTTCAAGCGACCCAAGTTGGTCGAAGTTTTCTTTTGAAGGATAAGCGAATAGGTCTTTTAGCACTATTTCACTTCCATTGAAGAACTTAATAACGTTTGTTTGTCCGTTGTAGGTGTAGTGTTTGTCAGCAACTAAACCAAAGTCTTGAGCCGTTTCAAAGAACGTGTTGAGCGTGGTCTTTTTGAGCGTGTCTAATTTAGAACGTCCAATAAGCGAACGTGTTCCAGCGTACTTCAAACGTCGTTGTATTTGCCACATACACCCGAACTTCGTCTTACCACCGCCCGCCGCGCCACCGTATAACAATTGCTCAACTTCACAATCGGTTGCAAGGTAACTCAACGCTTCAATCTGACGCGGCAGGTATTCGGGTTTATAAGGTTTCATCTATTCTAATCATTGCGTAAGACTGCGGAATTTGTGCAATTATTTTATCTCCGATTAAGCACCACCAATAATTTTGAGCAGACGTTCCATACTCTTGCACTTGTTCACATAAAACTTCATGCGCTTCGCCTGTTACAGGATGAATGAATTTGTACTTTCTCATTAAAATAAACTTAATTGAGGTTCACTAACTAATTCTTTTTTCGGTTGTACAACTTCACCAATTGCCATTAACACTCCGTCAAAACGTCCATTGAAGTTTCCTAGTTGAAGTGCTTGTGTCAATTCGAACTTTGCCTGTTCAATTGCTTGTTTTGCAGTTGCATAAACATCTTCTTCGTACCAACCAATCGGAGTGCAAATGGTCACGTTTGATCCGTGTATTGTCCACGAGTATTTCCAACCATACTTATTTTTGGCAACATCATAAGAAGCGAAAATTCCGTCGGCTTTGTAATACATTCCGTCTGGGTTTTCACAATGCCCTTTTTCGTTCCAATTATACTTACTCATTGCTTTGACAAATAAAGTTTGTAAAGTTCACGGAAGCCTTCAAACTGAATTGCTTCTTTTAGAAGCTGACGCTTCCTGTCACTCATTCGTTCAACCATTCCTTTGCTTAGTTGCTGTTCGTTGAAGACTGTCTTTCGTGCCTTTGCTTTGCAAAGATTATATTCGTCGTCCGTGAATGTTTCCGCTGTAATACGCTTACTTTCTTCTAACCACCGCATCATTGACACACCTCGCAATTCTAACGTCGTCATTTTGCCTTGTTTGAAGCTCTGCACGTCTTCGTCCAACATTCTTCTCCAGCTGTCGTCGTTTACCGCCATTTCATTCTCCTTTATTTGTTGTGATTTTTCTTCTATTGCTTCTGCAATCTCTCTCTGAATTTGTAAGTTCGCTTTGTCCCTGTGTGGTTTGTAGTGTGTCAATACGTCGCCAATAAACGACACGCTCAACGCTCCGAAGTGTTCGCATTTCTTTGTTAGTTCATTCGCTGCATTTAGTTCGAACGCGAGGTTGAAGTGTTCAAAAGTAACCCACCGAAAGTGTTTACCTATAAATTCATGCAGCATCTGGAGTAGTTGTGCTTCGGGAAGTGCTATTCCATACATCGCGCAGACCTTTGAGCATAACTTAACGAATGTTGGTAGGTCGTAGTCGGCTACAAATGCGCTTTCTCTTTCCGCACGATCAACCCTTTGTGTAATTGTGAGCGTCGTTGTAGATGCGTTGCGCAGCATCGGCGTCGAATTTTCCATTTTTGATTTTGATTTGTTGGTTTGTTTTTGAAGTGTCAAATGTACTTAAATCCCACTTGCGAACGGCAGCTTTCCAATCTTTCATTTGATTGCGTCCGACCTTCCAACCATTCGCCTCGTAGTGTGCGTGGAATTTCTCGGTAAACTTTAACGCGTCGTCGTTGCTTAACTTTTCGCAAGCATAGTCAAAGATTTCTTTCACCGTTGGTTTCTTGAATGTTTCTTTCTTTTCTTTTACAGGTGCTGGAAGTTGAGCGGTTTGCGTTTGCGCTTTCAATAGTTCTTGAACCTGCGCTTCGAGTGTTTCAACTCGTTTCTTTAGTTGTAGTATTAGCATCATGTTTTTATTTTAATTAGTCCCACCCTTCGCCTTTCGCGTCGTCGTCTGCGTCGTCCCATTCCTGACAATCGGAGCAGAGTTTTATTTCTCCGTCGTCGTCGATTACTTCATAAGCGCAATCCCAGTCTTCAAGATTTTGGTCGGTTAACACTTCTTGGATGCGTTCGTCTAAAAGTTCTTTGTCGCAGTTTGGACAAAATGTTAAATCTGATTTCATTTCTTTAATTGTTTTTTTAGTTTGATTTCTTTTTGGTGTTCTAAATGCTCGACAAATTTAGTTAAAAATTTCATTGGTTTAGCATAGCCAATATCATTTAATAAATAACAGATGCGTTCAACGTTCGCTCGGTAGTTCCTATCACATTCAATTTGCCAACTAGCTTGTTTCACTCCGTGCATTACAGTGGCGTGGTCTTTTCCGTAGTGATCACCTATGCTCTCAAAACTCTGCATATAACAAGGACGGATAATGAAGAACACTATTTGTCTTGCTGTAACGATTTCGCGTTTTCTTGTTGGTGAATAAAGCAATTGCGAAGGAACACCCAACACGGAACACGTCACGTCTTCAAGTGCGCTCCAGAACATTTCACGTTCGTTTTCGAGTTCCTGTTGTTGTTTGATTTGTTCGGACGTTAAACGCTCGTAGCGTGGCGTGAGCATCGTCCAAAGTGTTTCGAAGCGTTCCATGTATCGAAACGGTATCATGTCAACTATCTCTTGTCTAATTTGTTCGTTAGTCATTTTCCTCGTTTATTAAAATTGTTGGTGTAAATGTGCTGAATACTTCTTCGCGTGAAAGTCCTGTGTGAAGGCAAATGTTGTTGAAGTCTTTAATTCTCATTCGCTCTGGATGCGTAACATAAAGACGTGCCGTTGGGTCGCTTATTCGAAGAACGTTTTTGAAGTTGTTCATCGTCTTGAATTGACTTTTGACAAGTCGACCGAATGGCGTTTTATAGATTGCTTTGTTCATTTTCTAATTTGTTTAATGCATCGCAGATTAATATAGCGTATTTTTCTTCAAATCCTTCACAGATATGGTCTGCCCATTGTGGACCGTGAATAGTATCTATTTTTCCTACTGTGGTGTCAACTATTGACCAACCAAAGCAGCAGTGAGCAGATAGACTTTCATCTTCAATTATATATCTCATAAGTTAAAAAGTGATTTTACAATGCGTTGAATAAATGATAATTTTTTTTCATTTCTGTAATTAAACGCTTTTGTTTGATTTGAATAGTTTATATACGCTTTCTTTTTAGTTAATTGAGAATAGTATTTGTCATTTCTTTCTGCATTTACTCTTTTTCTTTCTTGTGAAAAAAGAATATATTGTTTTTCAGTTACTTTGTCTAACGCTTTATAATAACCGTCTTTTGTAACCCAAAATATATTAGCTGTTTTCAACGCTGGATAGTAATGTTTAGCAGCTCTCATTATTTGCAAAGCCATTGTAGGACTTGTGCCTTTATTAACTAAATCGCAAAATTCGTTTAGTCTTTTAATATCAAAAGGTTTTTTCTTTTCCATGTGTTTATTTTTTCAATAGTGGTTTAATCAACTGCTCTTTCTTCTTATTCTCTTCGTGGTTCGTTCCGCGTAGTTCTGGATTGCGTTCCTTAACCAATCGCGCTATGCGTGTGATGTTGTCCGCTGTGGTGTATTTACCAAGTTCGTACATCGCGAAGAAGTTGCTTGTGATGTCTCTGCGCTCTGCGAATTGGTCTTGCCATATCTTGACACAAAGTGCTTTGTTGTCGTTGCGGTATTTCTTCGCCTGTTTGAGTAGTTTCTCAACGCGCTTTTCAAGGCTTACTAATTTTTTCATTTTGTTTTTGATTTTAAGATTAAGAGAGGGTATATTTCAACCCTCTCGTTATTATTTAGAATGGAAGGTCGTCTTCGTTTTCTTGTGTTGGTTGAACTAATCCTTTCGCTTCGAGCATTTCCTTCGCCTTGTTCATTTGATCCGCTGAACGCTCCAAACGTTTACTAAATTCAGCAGAAGAACTCACTTTGTTTTGCAACCATTCTGGAAGCATCTTAAAGCGCAAGTCGAAGTCTTCGCTGTCGTAGTCCAACAAGAACGAAGCGTTCACTTGTGGTGGACAAACCATTCCTTTTGCAAGTGGTGATGCTCCCTTTAAGTCTGCGTAAGTGCGCCCTGTGTTCGCTGTGCGGTGCATAACAGAAACCATTGCTTCCTTACCTAACAAAGTACCAATGTCGAATTTGTTTGCTTCTGCGTCGCTCATTGCCTTACCTAACCAAGATTGAACGAAGGCTCTTAGTCCGCTTTTCTCGTGCATTGAAAGTGTGAAGTCGCGACCGATTGAAAACGGCTGTTCACCTTTACCGAAATCGGCGGTTTCAAGTGGCAATTCAAACACTAAGCGAACCTTGTTCACTAGCTTTTCTTCGCCCTGGTAAGTGTCCACAATTGTTCCAATGTGAATGATTTGATAGCAACGTGCTACGTGCGTTCCTGCAGGTACTGTTTGACCTCCGCTGTTGTTGTTGTTTTGTTGTGCAATGATGCTCATGTTGTTGTTGTTTATTTGTTGTTGATTTATATAATTTTCAAATTTGTTTGCGAGTTTCGCTTCTTCGTTCTGCCAGAACCATTCGTTTGCTGACATTTGTTCTTCCTCGCTTATTCGCTTGTAATAACCCATTTAGATGCGGTCTTGAAAGATGCGATAGTCGAACTCGAATGTTATTCCGTCACGCTTCAAACGAACGTAGTGGAGATCGTAGTCGGGTTCATCTTTGCGAAAGAAGCGTCCAAGAACATCGAAGTCGAAAGTGTTTCCGTTTTCGTCTGTGAACTGGCGACCTTCGTTTTCGTGAAACCAACCGTTGTCGTGTTCGAAGTTCTGCGCAATTACTTTGATTTCTTCATTCAGACGCTTTATGTCGTCCATTGAAAAGTGATAAGTGATTTTTGGATTGTACATATTGATTTTGATTTTTAGTGGTTACAAATGTATTCAATTAATTCGTCGTTCCAACGCAATTCTGAAATTTTTTGATGTTTCTCAATGTTGGCTGCTATCTCGTTGTGCGTTAGGTTGTAGGCTGACGCGCTCGAATAAACACAAATAAAGTTAGATTTCTTTTGGTGGCTCTGGTAGTTCTTTCCAAGACGAAGTAGTAACTTTGAGGAATACTCGTTCAAGTTCTGCAATTCGTTGTTCGCACAATTGATCCCTAGAGGTTGACCCATTCTTCTGATTACCGTAGTAATTTTGTGCGGTAATGATTCCGTCAATAAGAATTTGTACTTCTTCTTCAAAGAGAAAAATTGATTTGTAAAAATTGGCTCTTTCATTGTTCATTTGATTTATTGGTTTTTAGATTTCTTTTGATAGTATTACTTCTTCGCGTGGTGTCGCTTGTTTGATGCGGTCGTATGCTGTCACCGCTTCGTCGTAGTGATTGTACGACATGTGAAATTCTCCGTTTACTTTGATGACGTAGTACATATCTGTAAGCGTCGTCTTTTGAATTAGTTCTACTTTCATTTGTTTATTGTGTTTGGTTGTTGTTCTAGTTGTCTTGTTTGTTCGTCAATCGTTCCTGCGATTAACATTGCTCCGAAAAGAAGCGCGATAAAGAGTAAGGTTTTTTTCATTTGATTATTTGTTTTCATATTTTGAACTAAAAAAAGATTTGTTAACTACTTCAATGGCTTCTTCAACCCATTCGTCAATCGTGATAACTGGTCTAACGTACGGATTGATTTCTGAAAGTATTTTTCTTCCGTCAAGTAGTAAGGCTTCATACCTTACGCAATTACTTAAATCTACATACTTCATTTCTATTCGCTTAACGCTTTGAATGAATGGGTGGTCTGTTGTTTTTTCTGTTACTCCTTGTTGGCTCATATTGATAATAAGTATTTTTGTAATGGAACGATACAAGTGTTTTGAATTGCTTCGCTTACTGTATTGTAGAAATAACTTCTTTTGTCGTAACTTGTAATTGTTTGAACGAATACGTTACCTTCTGAAATTTCTACTACTACTTGAAGATTTGAGTTGATGTTGAGCGTTGTTTTCATTTTGTTTATCTTTGGTGTTGTTGTTAATTGTTTGACAAATATATGCTAAACTTTTGAATACACAACAAAAAAATGAAAATAAATTGAAAATAATTTCTAACTGATTGAAAATGAACGTGAAAACTTTTAAGAAAACATACAAAAAAAGTAGTGCGAAGCGTAAAATTGCACCTGAAAGCGAAGCAAATCAACAAGAAATCGTTGTGAAATACCTTCGTTTAGCATATCCTGAAGCGTTGTACTGCGCTTCAGCCGGTGGAATGAGGACAAGTTACTTGCAAGCGATAAAAATGAAACGTACCGGTTACGTCAAAGGGTTTCCCGACCTATTCATTTACGAACCACGCGGAGAATATCACGGTCTTGCTATTGAGATGAAGAAGGAAAAAGGTGGTACTGCATCACCAGAACAGAAGCGTTGGCAGGAGCAATTAAGAAACAGAAACTATTGTTCTTATATTTGTAAGGGTAGTGAGGAAGCTATCAAAAGAATAGACGAATACTTGAATGGGTGAAACTTGACCAATACATAGACGGACACTACAAGAAGTTCAAAGAACTTGCGAAAGGAATTTCACGAGGTGAAGATTTCTATGAGGATCTTTTGCATGATTGTTTGTTGTCTATGTTTGGCTCGAAGCACATTGAGAAACTAATCGAAACAGGAGAGTTTGAGTTTTACCTCATTCGCGTTATGTATCTTTCAGTCAACTCACCAAACTCACCTTTCTACCGTCAAACGATTGCCTGGAATAGAAACCGCAGAGACTTCAAAGAATATGCTCACGAGGTGGATAAGACGTGGTTAGGCGCACGAATGACAAACGAACAACTGGATATTCTTATCAGTCGTCTAACCGAGTTTGAACGCTTAATCTTCCAAGAGTACATCTTCGAAGGATTTACCTACCGAGAATTTTCAAAACAAACAGGAATACCAACTGTATTCTTGTACAGAACAATTGATAGTATCAAACAAAAAATAAGAGCAAATGTTATTCGCAAAAAGCAATGAGTACAAAAGACGACTTGAAATTTGTCGCACCTGTAAATTCTTCGAAGCATCCACGCAGTCTTGCGGTCCATTGATCGTTGGCGACGAAGTAGAAACCGAAGTGTTGTTCCGTCGTAAGTCGATTAAGTTGTGCGGATGTGTTATGCCTATCAAAGCGAAGTTAGCCTTCGCGCAATGTCCTGCGTCAAAATGGAACGGTGTTCTTTCTATGGACGAACAAATCGAGTTCAAACGATTCTTGCTCGATATGAAAGCGCAAGGACGTTTGGAGCAGAAAGATATGCTGAAGTTCTATTCGTTCAAAGACAAAGCCACAGGAGCATTCAACGAGCGTTCAACGTGTCCGCCCTGCGTTAAGAAAGACATCAATACGTTTCTTGATTCGATGAAGGATGTTGATGTTGATTTGAACAATTAAAAACTGAAAACTTTGCAGGCAACCTTTGGAAGTAGCAACGTATATTTGTATAGCCAAGCAATGCGAAACTACCCCCTTTTATTTTTGCTTGGCGGCTGAAATAATTGGGGGTATATTTTTTATCGTCGGGAGTATTGAACGGCAGGGTAAAAGACGAATAAGGGCAACTGTGGGATTGTGTTAAAGCCCAATGGTATGACAAAGGAATAAGCCATACGACACACGGAGAGGCAATTCTTCGAAAGATAGATTCCAGACTCAAGGACATTGCTGTTCACTTGAGGACACGACAGCGAGAGACTCATTCGACGGAGTAATTATCGCAAAAGTGAGAGTCCAACACATTAAGAAATTAGTGTGCTTGGATACTTCTATCTCTCACTTAGCTCAAGATCTATTCTCGGGAGTAATTAATATACCAACGTTTTTTTGAATTTAAGAATAACAAGATGTACAAGGAACTTGCAGAACAACACTACGTCAATCACAAAGACTACAAAAAAGCACTTGCTGCAGGAATAGCAATGGATAACGCTTTAAAGAAAGATTATACAACAGGTGGAAGTACAAACACTCATTTTATGATGTCAAACTTTTTGAAGTATTTTAGTTACGAGAGATTACCCGAAAACAGATAACGTGAAAATACTAAAATTCATAAGAAAATTATTGACACAAAATTATTGTGATACTTGCGGATTTACTAAAGACGATGTTTTTGTAACTGAACATTTTTTAGAAGCAGGTTTTAGACAATGTAATAAATGTAAAGAAAATCTATGATATTAATTCCAGCTCAACTCGAATCAGTAGGTACGCGAAAGGACAAGACGCTTAAACTAACCTTTGGAACGAATGAACTTTCACCTGCTCAAGCGTCAGAACTATTCACAATTGCTAATCAATTTGGTTATCTTGCGTTCAAAGACGAGGACTTTAAGCGCGAAGAACTAGACGCAGTAGAAAGTCTAAAGAGTGAGTTAGAAGATACGTTAAAGAAGCCTTCACAACGTTTGAGAGGTGTTCTATTCAGACTATTCGAACAAGACAACGACGGATTCAAAACATTCTCTAAATACTACGACTCGAAAATGGAACAACTTATTAACCACTACAAGAGTAAATTAGGGTAATTGTTACCTTCGAAAAGAAAACGAGAGTAGTTTTTATATTTATAAATTATGAGCAAGGAAGAAAACAAACCACAAAACGCAACACTAAAAAAGACTGCTATGCTAAAGGCTCTCGAAAGCACTTTGGGTGTGGTGACTTCTGCCTGTGAGATTGTTGGAATAGATAGAACAACACACTATCGTTGGTTGCAAGAAGACGAAGATTACAAAGCAAAGGTTGAATCATTGTCAGACCTTGCTGTTGACTTTGCAGAAAGTCAGTTATTCGAATTGATTAAGGGAGCGCACCGCGAGGTGTCAACACCAGACGGTGAAGTAATACGTATTCAAGACGCACCCAACACAAGCGCAACAATTTTCTATTTGAAGACGCGCGGAAAGAAAAGAGGGTACGTTGAGCGAAATGAAATTGCAGGTGTTAACGATGCGCCTATTCAAATAATAATCAATGACAAGTTATGAGTACAGCAACATTGACATTTGACCTTACCGACTTCGACGATCGTGTTGAGTTCAACAGAATAACAAAGGCGCGTGACATGGCTATGTTATTGTGGGAAATTGAAATGAACGGTTACAGGAAGTTCACCAAATACAACGAACGACAAGAAGGCGCGTACCAAGAAGGGATTGAGGAAGTGTTTGAATACTTTCGAGCGTTACTCAGCCATCACGAAATAGATATTGAACAATTAATAGTATAAAATGAGCGACAACAAATTAAACTTCTTGAAATCACAGATACGCGCTTTCAACCCAGAGTGGACGAAGGAACAAATCGAGATGGAAGCAATACGCATATACAACGAAGCTAACACTATCGACGACGACGACGAAGGTTGTTTGTATTGTGGTTCATAACATTGTACCTACCTCTTGAATAAAGTAGAGTGCGTTGGACAGGGCGACCGACTGATTCCAACTAGCTGTATTAGGTAGTAACAGCAACCGCTAATACAACACACCAAGCTAAAGTCGGGTGTTAATTATGAATAAATCAAATATGAGTATAAGAGTTTCAATCCCTGCCGACTACGCGAGCATATCGCTGAAGCAATACAAAGAGTTCAAGACAGCAAAGAGCGACGTAGAAAAGTTGGTTGCTATTTCCAACCTTTCAAAAGACGACGTACAAAAGGTTCCAATGCAACACGTTCCAACCTTACTCGCTGCGTTCGACGATACGTTGTTAAACGAGAGCGCGAAGTTCTTTGAGACGATAACGGTCAAGGATACTGACTTCGGGTTTATTCCTAACCTTTACGAAATATCACTTGGCGAATACGCTGACATCTCAACGTGGGCTGCCAACGTAGAAGAAAACATTGTAAAAATAATGTCTGTTCTTTATCGTCCTATCGTGAAGCGTGTGGGTTCGAAATACCTTATCGAAGAATACAACAGCAATAAAAGAGCAATGAGTGAAGAGTTAGTCGAGCAAATGACACTTGAACAATTCAATGGTGCGATGCTTTTTTTTTCGACTTTGCTCAACGAACTAAGCAACACTTCGCTCGATTATTTGGAGACAGAGGTGACGAAGTTGACGCAGGAATTGACGGAGCAATTGAAGACAGAGACAACCTAAACCAGGTGTTAGGAAGGTACGGTTGGTATCACTTATTCATGGAAGCGTGCGGGCGTGACATAACAAAATTGGACGCAATTACGGAAAAATCCGCGTGGAGTATATTTACTTATATGACTTACCTAATAGACTACAACTATGTCGAACGTACAAAGCTACAACGCACTTATAGATAGATTTAAAGCCTTCGCGGCTGGACATTTTATTTTAAAGAGATTTTCACACGGACAGATTGAGGTTTCCGACCTTGAAAAGTTTGGTGAATATCCCTTCATGCACGTTATCCCTTCAAACGTGACTTATTCACAGGGAATGAAGACTTTCAGTTTTCAGATTGTCCTTGCTGACTTACCACGCGACAAAGAAGATAAGAGCGAATACCAACGCGAAGCATTATCCGACCTTCAAAGAATTGCAGAAGATTTGATTGCCGAGATTACAAACCACCGCGTTTTGTTCGGTGACTTAATCACGGTTCAAAATGTTTCGTTAGAGCCATTCCTTGAAGAATTTCAACACACGTTAACAGGTTGGACGGTTAGTTTAGATTTGCTCGTTCCTTATTATTGGGACGCGTGTTCTATCCCTGCTGAATGGAATGATTTCTTCGAAAGCTCAACAGGTGGCACGGGTTCAATCTTGACCTTCATTGATAGTATCACACGCGACGAGAATGGGAACGTTTCGTTAGTGAATGACGAAGCCGAGCCTTCGCCGAACTACTACTACGGAACGAACGACGAAGGGGTGCGCGGTTGGTACTTGTTGACGGATGAAGTAGGTCTTACTTGCGTGACGCTTCCAACGTGTCAAACGATTATCGACATCGAAGCGGCCATTGACGATCTTCAAGAGGAAATCTTGTTGAAGGCGAACACCGCCGATTTAGGAGCGGTTGCTTTCTCAAATGATTACAACGACCTAGACAACAAGCCAACCATTCCAGACGTGAGCGGTTTTGTTCCTTACACGGGAGCGACGACCGACGTTGACTTGGGAACTCATAACTTAACAGCCGACCACATCGCGTTGAACGTTAGTCCTTCGGGCGCAGGTTACGTCGTAGGTGCGACTGAATGGAACAACACAATAGGAAGTTCACAAACGTTGTTAAAGGGCGGTAACGTCTCTTTGAAGAACGGTGTTGACTTAGTAGCTCGAATAGTGAACAAAGTAACACCAAACACAACGCTAACTAAGGCGGCTTATCAAGCGGTAAGAATTAGCGGTGCGCAGGGTGGTCGTTTGGCGGTTGCGTTGGCACAAGCAAACAACGACACCAACAGCGCAGATACAATAGGAATAGTTACAGAGACCATTGCAACGAATCAGGAAGGTTTTATCCTAACCGTTGGGCAACTTGAAAACATCAATACAACGGGAAGTCTTCAAGGTGAAACGTGGGCGGATGGCGACGTTCTTTATTTGTCTCCAACAACAGCGGGTGCGTTGACGAACATCAAGCCAACAGGAGCGACAGGACACATCGTTGTCGTGGGTTACGTTGAGTACGCTCACGCGAATAACGGTTCGATTTACGTTAAGGTGATGAACGGGTGGGAGTTGGACGAATTGCACAACGTGGCTATCACTTCACCAACGGATAACCAAGCACTCGTTTACGAAAGCGTTTCTTCTTTGTGGAAGAACGAAACAGTAGACAAGACTTTTGTAGGTCTTGGAAATGTAGACAACACGAGCGACGCAAACAAGCCTATCTCAACGGCTACACAGACCGCGTTAAACGCTAAACAAGACACTCTCGTTAGCGGCACGAACATTAAGACCATTAACGGCGCGTCTGTTTTAGGTAGTGGTGATTTGGTGGTAGGTGGTTCAACTACTTTAGCAGTAGGCACTACACCTATCACAAGCGGAACGGTTGGACGTGTGTTGTTCGAAGGAACGGGCAATGTGTTGCAGGAGAGTGCTAATTTCTTTTGGGATAATACGAATAGTAGGTTGGGAATTGGTACGGCTACGCCTGCAAGCACGTTAGATGTAACTGGAACAGCAAGAGTTAGTAGTTCATTAACTGCATTATCATCTGCTACTATTGGAGGTACTACTTTACTTGGAACAGCAATCTTTCAAGTCAATGGCACTAATAAATTAGTCAACTATAACTCTTCATATTTAAGCGGTAGTTTTTACACTTATCAGGCTTTTGGAGGGTGGGATGCTTACGGAGCGGATTCAGCGGCAGGAACTATTTTAGCAATAGGTGGTTATCGCGCTTCGCAATGGGTAGGAATAACATTCCATTCAAACGGCTCTGAAAGAATGCGTGTTGCAACAGGCGGAAACGTCCTCATCGGCACAACAACAGACGCAGGGTTTAAGCTCGATGTGAATGGGACTGCGAGGGTGAGTGGGCAATTATCGTTGAGTAGTGCAACTCCCGCAATTCAATTAGGCGGTGATTTAACAATTTCAAATACTCCCTATCCTTCAAGAAGTATAGTGATAGATATTCTTAATTCTAATATAAATTTATTAGCAGGTGGATTTGGAGAGGGTATGTTTATTGGTGGAAGACTTACCTCATCAAGAACAGCAACTACATATGTAACTCCTAACGGTTTAAATGCGGTTGGAAGTTCGCTTATCACACCTTATGATAACAACGGAAATGTTAGTATCCAAGCGTCAAATAATGGAAACAGAAGTATAGTTTTAAAAGGTTTAGGCGGAAGCGGAGCAGTATTGATTGGTAATATAACTACAGGTAACGGAACAGGTTATAGTGCTATACTTCAAGCAGATTCAACAACACAAGGCTTCTTACCTCCACGAATGACCACAACCCAAAAGAACGCTATTGCTACACCCGCAGCAGGGTTAGTAGTTTACGATACAACTTTGGGTAAACTTTGCGTGCGTGGTGCTTCAGCGTGGGAAACAATTACATCAGTATAATAACAAACAATATAAACAATGGCTAAAATACAACCAATAGTCTTCCCTTTAAATCAAGGGACAGCAACAGAGATGACAGTGCTAATCTTGAACTTCGAAACAAGCGCAACAACTTGCACTACTTACTACGAGTTAAAATCAGAAGCAACTGAGGAAGTGCCTTCGAAGGTTTTAAGCAATGGTAACTACACATTGACCGAGCAAGAATTCGCAGCGTGGGGTGAGGATAATTCGTGGGTGGAGCAATGCGTGGCAAACGCAATAGGTGTTACAATTTTATCTTTCTAATATGCAACTAACAGAGGAACACTTAAAGCAACTTGACGCTTTCATTCAAGAGATGCCTGTCAAATTTGGCTTGCCACTAATCCAATTCTTTAACAAGATAAAAGAGGAACAAGAGAAAGATGCCTAACGAACAGAGCGCACCAAACTTCTTCGCTGTCGTTAACGACATGGCAAAACGCTTTGTTGAATTGATGCAGTCCGACTATCGCATGAAGCGAAAGGTCGGCAAGAACTTCACCAACGCGGTGGCAAGTGGTACGCTCGAAAAGTCTTTGAAATACAGACTGCAAATCAAAGGTCAAAGTGTTAACATTTCGATATACGCGAAAGGCAAAGCGTCGAAGTATTTCTTAGCTCGTGAAGACGGAAGGAAACCAGGAAAGCAACCGCCCGTGAGCGCGATTTTAGATTGGATGCGAATAAAGCCTATCAAGTTGCGCGACAAGGAAAGCGGTAAATTCAAGAAGCCAACAGAAGCACTCAAAAAACAAGTGGCGTTCTTAATTGCGCGCAAGATAGGACGTGAAGGAATTAAAGGTTGGAAAGCGTTTGACTACGCAATGGAGAATATATGGGACGAATACGAGGCGAAAATCTTTGAGGCTTTTGGTAAAGACTTCGGAGCAAATTTAGATAATGAACTTAACGACATATAAAAAATGGCAATTACAATAAACGACCAACCATACGAATACACACCCATTGGACAACGCTTAATGATCGTTGCATCTTCAACGAACGTGGCGAACGCAGGCTTTCGTTTCGTGTTTGACTTCGGTTCGTTCCAAGTGAACGTACAACCCAACGCAGCGAACAAAGGGGTGTTGGATTTAGCACCTATCTTTCGTGAACAATTACAACACGACGCTTCACTTTTAACGACCTCAGCGGACACGGAAAACAGCAGCGTCGCATTCATCTCTTGCACGATAAAAGAGGGTTGGCTAGTTGACGGAGTGTTCACGGTTAGCGGTTTAGGAATGGCTGACATCGACGACGTATATGCGTTCCTTGCTGAATATCAAGTTGCAGACGGTTACAAACCAAACCCGAACACACGCTATGCGTTAGACGGCATTACAAAGTATTTAATGAGCGAAAGAACGACCGACACGCACAAGTGGAGCGAAGCACCTTCACGCGGTTTATCAAGTGACTGGGTTTATATTCCAACGCGCTTGTCCGATTACGGTGTGATGTACGCTCCTTCGTCTTCTGCGTTACTTGTAGACAACGACTTCGACATTGCTGTTTTCACGTCTTACGACGACACGGATACAGTAATTGACACGCAGTTTTTGACAATGGAAAGTAATTCGTCTATTGTGAATGTCATCGGTAGCTACTACGCGAACATCAACTTGTGGGGTGGGTTAGATTTAACAGGTGCAAAATACTATACAATACAACTTGGAAAAGAAACAGCCTTCCCTATTTACACCCCTTCTTCACGTGTTTATTGTTTCTATCTTGTCGCTGATGATTGTCGCTTTGACAATGTGCGTCTCGGTTGGACGAACACTTGCGGGGGTACTGATTACTTCAACTTCACGAAGAAGTCGGAGCTGTCGTTCAACTACGATCGTAAGCAATATCAAAAAGTAGTTGGTTCTTACAACGCTTCATCGTTTACTTTCAACACCTACGACAGAGGTGTAACCGACCGTTACGTTACAACGACGAAAGGACTACAAATAAACAGCGACTGGGTATCGGTTGGTGAATTCAACCTACTTCAAACGCTTTGTCGTTCAAACGACGTCTTTATAATCAACGACGACGGAACACAAACACCTGTCTTGGTCGATACTCAAAACTTTGTTATCAAGGACGAAAGATATTCTAAACTTTACAACGTTACTTTGAACTTGAAATACTCTCAACCTGTTGGCTTATGATGAACGAAGTAATACTAACGCTAACCGATAGCAACGGAAACAGCGCAATTCTCGACCTTTACGAGAATGAAAAGATGCACTTGAACTATAAGTTCACGGACATCACAGACTTCGCTTCTGTTGGCAATTATTCGCAGGAGTTTAGAGTTCCAGCGTCAAAGACGAATACCGACTTTTTCGGTGCTATCTTCAACGTAAATTTTGACGGATGGTTTGACTTTCGCAAGAAGGTTGATGCGGTGCTAACGGTGAACACTATACCAATTGCAAGTGGACACATTCAGGTAAAAAAGTTGTATTGGCAAAGTGGTAAGTTGTTCGAATTTGAGATTGTGTTTTTCGGTGAAGTACCAAACCTTGCAAGATTACTAAATGAAAAGAAACTCAAAGATATTGAGAGCATTGTTGCGGGTGATTTGGACTACGATTTACTTCATGAATATGTTGAAACACCACCTAACGCGCACACGATTTTAACGCTATGCGACAAGTTCAATCTAACTGCAACGAACGTTGAAGGTCAACCTGTCTATTCAAATACAGCACCTATTTCTCCGCTTTACAAACCTTTGTACGTTGGACACTTAACACCTGCGGTGAAGGCTCAATACTTGTTCGATGAAATAATGAACGATGCAGGATTGCAGTATTCAAGTGATTATCTTGGAGATATACTAGAAAACGTTTACGTTCCTTTTGTGAACGGTCAGTATTTAGATACTAATGCAGGATTAAATGACAACGCTAGTTTACTTGTTGCAACTTCAAATATCACAACAAACTTTTCAGCGTCCACTACTTCATTTTATCCTTTGTATTTAGATTACGTTGAAGCGGAAGATGCAGGGAACAATTGGAGCGGTGGTATTTTTACAGCTCCTTTCAGCAGCCAATATACTTTTAATATTTGGACGAACGGAACATATACAATAAATGGTGGTAGTGGTGCAATTATTTTAATTGTATATCTTTTTGTAAATGATCAATACTCAACATCGGTTATTATTAATCAATTTGAAAACGGAGAAATTGCAATAAATGAAAATGTTACAATATCACTTAATCAAGGTGACGAATTAAAAATTTATCTTGATAGTGAAGGCGGTTTTGTTTGGGATTTTGATATTGATTTGATAGGAAACGGAAGTAGTGGTATTGATGACTTTAGCGGAACAGGAATAAAACTTGTTTCAATGTCAACAGCATTAACCGAAGCGACAGTTCAAATGGAGTTCAACGCTCCAGACATGAAGCAAATTGATTTCATAACGTCAATTCAAAAGATGTTCAACCTTGTTTTCGTTGCAGATAAGACGCTACCAAACACGCTCCGCATTGAACCAATGGTTGAATACATCGCAAGCGGTAACACGCTCGATTGGTCGCACAAATTAGACTTATCGAAAGACATCACTTATTATCCAACAACCGACCTACAAAAGGCGAAGTTCACGTTCACATACAGCGAAGACGGAGACTATTTTAATTCGTTGTACACTCAAAATGGTCGCATCTACGGACGTTATGAAGTAACAGAAAACGATTTCGAAGTAATCAACGAGTTCGCAACAGGTGAAGAAAAGGTTGAGTTGGCTTTCGCCTCAACGCCTTCCGCACCTGTCGAAAATACCGATGTTGTTGTTCCTAAATTCTTGAACGCAGAAGGGCAATTCGTTCAACCTAAACCACGCATCCTGTATTATTTCGCTGACTTCTTCGTGAATATGTACGATGAGGTTTCAGATAGTGTGGTGCAAACAGCGGTAAAATGTTTGAATAACTATTCAACAATGAACGCTAGCGTATCAGATAGCGACCTTAACTTCGCTCCTGAAATACCACCGCACACAATCATTGCGAACCCTTACAACAACTTATACAATCGTTGGTGGAGAAACTACTATCGTGAACTTTACGACGGACAAGCGCGCATCTTAGAAGGAATGTTTGCACTTACTTTAAACGACATCTTCACGTTTCAATTCAGTGACAAAATATGGATTATTGATAGTTGGTGGCGTGTGTTGGACATTGAAGGCTACGTTGTTGGTGAACAAAACGTCACTAAGGTGAAACTCATTCGTGTGTTGGATATCGATAACGACTGCGACCTTATACCTGTGTCGGCTAACTTGGACCAAACGTTAAATTGGGAAACACCGAACGGAGATCCTGCGACAATTACACAAGACTGTTGTTTGCGTTTTGGCTACAATTGGAACAACGCAAAGAACAATTGCTATTCAACACCAAACAATGGGACACGTTCTTTCATAACAGCGCAAGCACCAACACTAGCACCAACGCGCTTCGGTGCGCCTGTTAGTTTTGGAGCTGGTGTTTCGCAGCCAGTTAGAACAATAACGACAGACTACGTTGTGACGAACTTTGACCGAATGATTTTCGCAGATACGACATCGAATGGAATAACAATCTATTTGCCTTCTGCAACGACAACAGCAGGACGTGAATTGATTATTCAACGCGTTGTTTCTGGTGCTAACCCTTTAACAGTGCAAGCATACACGGGAGAAACGGTTGAAGGTAGCGGAAGCGTAACGTTAAGCGCAGCAGGTGACACAATAACAATTATTTCAAATGGAACAGACTTCAAAAGTACATCTTCAAAATAAAGCCGACGCAATGCTCGCTTGTTTAGAGTTTTTAAAACTAAACATCAAGACTGAAACAGAGTTCGGAAAGGTGGCAAATGGTAAGCGTCAATTGAAGTTGTGGAAACACTACGCTTTGAAAGTTACTCGAATTTCTGTAAACGTGGCGTTTTGGATATTTATCTTATATAAACTACTATTCTAATGGCTACAACGAAGGAATTTAATATATCGAGTAACGCGGTAACGGTCTTGAACCAAACCGCAGATGCAGCAGAAAATACAGCGAAAGGATTTACCTCTGCGAAAGCGGAACTTCGCGCGCTCCAACAACAGTTGTTGTCAATGGATCAATCGAGCGAAGAATTTAAGAAAGCGTCCGCGCGTGCTGCTGAATTAAAGGACAACATTTCCGACTTATCCGCTGAAATTAGTGCCAACGCAGGTAACGCTTTCGAAGGTCTTTCGAATAACGTTGGTTTGTTCGGTAGTCGCTTAATGGACCTGGACTTGAAAGGAGCGGGTCAAGCGTTGGCGGGTATGGGTGCGGCTGTTAACAAAATCGATTTTAAGACTTTAAAAGAAGAAATCGGTGGGTTAATTCAAGGACTTGGAAAACTAGCGAAAGCGGTACTTGCAAATCCTTATTTGATGTTGGCTGCGGCCATTGCTTTAATCGTTGCAAACTTCGATACTATCATTAAGCAATTCCCTGCAATTGAAAAAGGACTGACAGGAATAAATGAACAGGAGCGTGAATTATTAGAACTTCAAACAAAGCGCGCGGAACAAGCGAAAAAGAACTACGACAATATCTCTGCAATGGAAGAAACCTTAAAACGTCAAGGAAAGACGGAAAAGGAAATTCGAGATATGAAAATTACTGCAATAGAAGCAGCGATTAAAGAAGCGAAAGTTCGTTTAGAAACGCAAAGAGGTCAAGAGAAAGCGCAAATTGAAACGGCTCAAAGAAATAGGGAAATTCTTGAAGGTGTTATTCGTTGGATTAACGCACCATTGTATTTGTTACTTTCAACAGTTGACAAGATAGCTTCTTGGGTAGGTCAGACAACTAATTTAGCGGAAGGACTTACAGATTTAGCGGCTGACTTATTGATTGATCCAGAACAACAACAAGCCGATTTACAAAAGTCTTTTCAAGAGCAAGAAGATAACATTGTAGCAATGCAAAATTCTCTTGACGGTTTTAGAAATCAACAAGATAAAGCCGATAAGGATGCAAGAGATAAAAGAGCAGAAGAAAGAAAAAAAGAACAAGATGAATTTGAAAAATCGCAAGAAGAAATAAGTGCAATTTTCGCAAAGTGGGACGAAGAAAGACTTGAAGAAGAAAAGAAAAACAACGAAAAGAGATACGAAGAAAGACAGAAAGAACTTGCAAGAAGGGAACAACAATTTCAAGAGCTTCAAAGACTTCAATCAACAGCGAAAGAAGAAGAAATAAATGATGCTGTTTTGGCTGCTGAAAAACTTCAAGAATTAGCAGTCGGAAACGCTGAATTAGAAACAGCAATTCAAGAGGATTTAAAAATCAAAATTGCTGGTATAAACAAAAAGTATTCAGATGCAGAAATTGAAGCGGCAAAGAAAACAGCAGATGAAAAACTTGCAGCAGAACAAGCCGCTTTCAACGCAAGAATTGGACTTGTTTCAAGTGGATTGCAAGCACTTGGAGCGTTGAACGAAGCGTTCACTAAAAAAGGACAGAAAGAGTCCAAACGTCAATTTCAAATTCAAAAATCTTTGAACCTTGCGTCTGCTGTTGTCGATACTTATGGCGGTATAAACAGAGCGTTAAACGATAAGACAATGCCTTCAACAACCGCTCGTATTATTCAAGCGTCAATCGTTGGAGCAATGGGACTAGCTAACGTATTGAAAATATCAAAGACGGAATATGGAAACGCAAGCGCACCTTCTGGAACAAATATGAGTACGGGTGGTGGTGGTGGCGGCGGAACAACCGCACCTTCACCTGCGAACTTTGCGTTCTTGGGCAACCAACCCAACCAACAACAACCACCGCTGCAAGCGTACGTCGTGAGCGGTCAAGTATCAAGCAATTTAGAGGCTCAACAATTAATACAAAATCAATCAAGATTAGGAGGATAAAACATGAAAAAAATTAAAGTAATCGAATACGGAATTGACGACGCAGGATTGCTCGGAGTGTACGCTATCAGCGTAGTAGAACAACCTGCAATCGGTGTCGACTTCGTCGCGCTATCAGAACAACACAACGTAAAATTCAAAGAAGATTTTAGAGGTCTTTTGTACGGAGCGTTATTGATCCCTGACCAACTCATTTACAGACGCAACGACGAAACAAACGAAGAATACTATGTGAAGTATTCGAAGGACACAATCAGAGCAATTGCTTACAATTATTTGAAACAAGCAAACCAAAACAACGCAACAGTTGAACACGCAAAAGTGGTTGACGGTGTTTCGTTGGTTGAAACGTGGATAATTGAAGGAGAAAATGACAAGTCAAAGAACTTCGGGTTTGACCTTCCAGAAGGTACTTGGTTCGGTTGTATGAAAGTGGAGAATGAAGAAGTGAAAAAGCAGATACAAAACAAAGAAGTGTTAGGTTTCTCAATCGAAGGAAACTTCATCGCAGAAAAAGAAATGTATTTAAGCGAACAACAACCAACATTAATTGAAGAATTAGAGCAGTTGTTAACGTTAGCCACGCAAGAAGAAATTGAAGCGCGCTACGACGATTATATGAACGTGGTAAACATGACCTATTCAGAATTGAAAGCGTGGTCCGAAACGGAATGTTCAACGTTGGCTTCGTTAGATCGTGGGCCAATAGAAAGAAATCTTGAATTGCTTCAAACGAACAAAGCTGATTGGACGGAGAAACACTACGAAGACGCGGGAAAGACAATTGCCTTCATCAATCGTATGCGCGAAAATCAGGCAGGCGACATCTTAGAAGATAGCAATGGGAACGTTTGCGGAAGCAAAAGAACAATTTCTCTTTTGAACTGGGCGTATAATCCGAACAAGTAAATGAACATCGAAGCAGGGGGTTTTTTAAAGTTGGAGTTATTCAACGACGATGCGACATTGTTTCTCAATGCGCTTACGAAAATAACAGACAAGAAAACTGAAATGGGTTTTAAGACCTACGGACTAAGCGAAGATGAATTGAAAGTATTGAACGCGATTTTGGACACTTTGGGTTAAAAAAAACGGTGGGAAATCACGCCCACCGTCTAAACCAAAAATCAAAAATTGAACTAAAAAAATCAATTATGAAACAAATGTACGCCTTTTTATATTATCAGGTCAAACAAACAATTAACAGAATTATGAATTTACGAGAAAAAGTAAACGCTCTGTTCGCGAAACACAATGTTAGCCTATCAGCCGAAGAGGTTGTTGAGGTTAAACAAATGGTTGAAGCGATCCTAGAGGACGGAACAAGTATCTATTCAGACAGCGACACTTGGGCAGCTGGTGTTCGTGTATTCGCTAAAGACGCAGACGGCAACGAGGTTGTAATCGCGGACGGAGAATACAAGACAGCAGAAGGAATTGTTGTTGTTGTTGAGGGTGGTCTTGTAACCGAATTGAAACCAATGGAAGAAGAAGAAGCTCCTGAGGTTGAAGTAGTAATCGAAGAAGAACAAGCTTCTGAGGTTGTTGCTGAGGAAACACTAAGCAAAGAGGTTGAAGGACTTCTTTCGTTAGTTGCTAAGTTGGAAAGCGAACTTTCTGAAATGAAGAAAGCAAACGAAACACTTTCAAGCGAAGTAACAAAACTAAGCGCGCAGCCTGCAGC